CCGGGGATGAATCTTTCTGAACTGATATAGTCCTTGACTATGGTTTGAAACAGGGTTGCGACGTGCTCAACATTCAGATCGTATGTTTTTGCAAGTGCCTGAACGAGTAAATTTAAAGTATGCGTGTCACCTTTAGCCCAAATATCCGCGCCTGTTGAAATATTCCCTTCCGAATGGAGTGTGCCAACACTGGCCGATCCGGTTACTTCCAATGTAGTGGCTTTAATTTTCATCCGGGCAACTAAAGATTGTAATTCCGCGTCGCCACTTTCATTGATAAACGCAAGATCATTGCCAATCAACAGACCTTTCAGGAAAGTGATCGTTTCGGCTGCTGTATCCGCTTTTACTTTACTCAGGTAAACATCATCCAACTTCTTCAAAGCCTCTTTAATCGCTGCATCTATCTCTTTTAAAGTGCGCTTTGAAGAAAGCGTATTATCATCGGTTAATTCCGTGGTTGTATCCGATTCGGCAATGATACGCGAACGGATCTCTAACAGCGTCCGGAGCGATGACAGTACGTTGCTATCGGTAAACGACTTTGTATCGGTAGCCTTTACAATGTCAATTAAAGCACCTCCACCGCCTCCGCCGTTAACAGTAACGCCGCCAGTCGTCCGGGTGATAACAGTCCCGGTCGGATAGTTCTTTGACCGGGGCTTTGCGGGTATGGATGTAGTTTTAATATCTACCATTTTCAATCATCTTACAATTAAACTGATTCATCGCGAAGTCAATTGTACCGCCCGTGATCGTAAACCGTTTGTTTGGCTGAAACTTATCGGTTATAGTTGTGATAGGCGTAATTGCTTCGTCATCTACCAGTATTTGCGTAAGCTTAAATTTGGTAGCTCCGTACTGATTAATAATGCGCCGGATCAAATGCTCTTCCGGCCGGACTAATTTCTGCTCAATGGAAGAATAGAGATTGTCGGTTAGGTAATTATCGCCTAACATTACTTTACTGTAGCATGCACCGTCGTTGTTGTAACTGGATATTTTAAATTCGATTTCGTCCAATTCGTTAATATAGCCTTCGTTAACGACATTTTCATAATAGCGGTCTGTATTGTCGGTAGTCTTTTCGGCCTCGGTGCTCTTTCCATATTTAAAGGAAAAGTCTTTTAACAAGAATCCATTTATAAAAATGGCATTATGTATTTTAGATGCGTAAAGAGTAAATTCAAGCTCGCCATATAATAGGGTATCAATAGGGATTATTACGCCTGAAATACCTTTATATGGCATATATATTGTTTTTTGGTTCTCAATGGATACATAATCTAATCGGGCTTTGTTATTCTCTTCGGAGGCGGGAAGTCTAAAAAAATAATTGGGATTTGCAGACCATGCGAATGGGGCCAATCCGTTAGTACTACCATAATATTTATTACCGATCCGTAATTGGCAAGCAGCCAACGGCATGTACGTGCCCCGGCTATTGTCCCAAGGAATCAAATCCATATCCGCTATCGTCTTATAGCTTCCAGATACAGCAAAGGCCCCTGATTCGTACACTGAGGACGCACCTTTAAAATCCATTATCTTTGTTAAGAGTTCCAGCCCACCTATCATTGATAAGTCACCGACAGCACCCAAACACCTAGCTTGTATAACATTTGTAAACGAATAGTCTGAAATATCCGGCTTACCATCCACTATTTTATAATTGCAGTACCTTTCCTGTATTCCTCCTATAAGTTTATGCGCATCATAAGCACGTAACTCTAAATCGTCATTGGTGATAACCGTATCGCCATCATACAGATACATGTTCCAGTTTTTCGGATAAAGAAACTGACGGTAACATTTTCTATCTTTATTTGTATTTAAGCGTGACGAAAGAGCTTTTGCATCTTCGTAATTCTCTTCCGGAAGTAAATTCCCAACCGGATAATTGCTGTCTTTTACTGTTACTTTGTTATAACCGCCTAAAATATCTAAGGTGTGTTCCGAACCGCTAAAATGAATGTCCTGCACGCTGAGAACATTCCCGGCTTCAAACGTATAGGATGAAAAGTCAGGTGTGTATTTATAGTAATTTCCGCGATGGTCTACATCTACAAAATATAATGCGCCTTTATAGTCAACACAAGTCCAGTTAAGGAACTTGCATAGTTCTTCAATCACCTCTTTCAAGTTCATTGGTTTATCGTCTTCGTCGAAAAAATTCTGTTCGCTAATTGTCATACTTTGCAAGACATTTGCGTTTGCATCATAATCCGCCGGGCTTTTAGCATAAACATGTGGTATGTATACGGCCGAATAGGAGCCGCGAGACTCTAAGACGCAACGGGTCAATAACTCCCACAAGCTAACGAACTCTTTGCTTCCTGCGCTCTTTTGTTTATAATCTGCGTATTCAAGTGTATTCATGGCAGATACACACTGTATTTCCAGATCGAACAGTGTTGCGGTATAATCTTGCGTATACAATTCCGGAGTAATAAAGCCAGTCCAAACAATCGTATCACCCTGTTTGAAGTTAACGCGGTACTGCTGATATCCGGTCGAGTATAGGCTTTGCAAGTAGTCATTTCCTACCACCCTGATAGTAGCCGTAGAAAATCGAATAGGAACATAAAGAAAGTTATCATCCGCAATCTCAATAGAGAAAGGAGCGTCACCGCTCCCTGTTAACTCAGCAACTCGCCCCGTATAGCCTTCTTTCTGAATTTCTACGATATAACTTTTATTTCGCCTTGATTTGAAAGGCAAAGTGTATATTGTTCCGTAATTTGACATATTATCTGATTTTATTTTTGATTCGACTTCGATTGTCGAGAACTAACTCTAAATCCTGTCCTCTTACTTTGAAGTTTCCTGATACTTCAACTTTTTGGGTATTAGGGGACGGTGAAATCAATCCGGCCAAGTGTCCGGGTATGGGGGAAATATTGGGGCGGCTAACATCAAGTCCACCATATAACTTTGAGTTGAGCATTTTAAACAGATTCGCTTGTTGTGAGCCGTTCAAGATCATTTCGCCACTGTTTAGCATCGCCGGAACTTTATCACCCGCAAACGAAATGCCAGGTACTATACCGCCGTTTGCAAATTTGGGGATACTTGCCATTGTAGCAACAACAGAGAGGGCAGCAGCCCCAGCGGCAACCCATCCAACTACTGGAATAGATGCAGCGGAACCAGCCGCTTCGGCGGCGGCTTTTGCTGTTAAGGCTGTAGTGAGGCTAACAATGCTTGGTATTGCTTGTGCTATACTTTGAAATACCCCAGCACCCCAATTTATCCACGATGTAGTACTATTATTGGTAATGCCGGATAAATTACCCATTACAAATCCTATCGATCCTAAAGAGTCTGCGTATTGCTGGTTCAAATCAATATCCTCTTTTTTTATAGGAGATTCAAATTTAGGCAGTTTCATGTTTTTGGTATCTATCCCTTTTATGGGAAGGCTGGCCATATTCAAAGGTGACTCTTCCTCAACATATCGCGCTGTCATATTTATGATAACTTTCTTCTGCTCTAACTCTTTGATCGTTTTTAATACAGAGGATCGAACTTCATCTGTTACTGCATCTTGGTATTTTTTTCTCAGATCAGCTAACTGTTTTTCAAGTTCTGAAAGTGAACCAGAGGGAATTATTTCGGGCTTTTTGTCTTTATTTGTATTATAAGCCCCATTTATTTTTGCATCTGTATTAGCTATTTCCAACTCTTTTTGGGACATTGAAATCGACAATGCGTTTGCAGTAGCACGCATTTTTAGAGCACTCGCAATCGCGCTTTTTTCATCGTCTGCAAGTTCAACGAAAACACTTGCAAGACGATCAAAATTGCCGGATTTACTTGATTTATATTCGGATAATTTCTTTTTGATTTTATCTGCTTCTGTTTGTGTCAGCCATTCTCCGGTTTCTGGATTATATGTGTGTGCAAGTTGATTTTCATAGTTCTTTATCGTATTGTTATATCTGGCGGCTCTTTGGTCTATATCAGGTCGGTTGCTATCTTTTAAAAGGTACTCCCATACATCTTTTGATACATTCTTATTAAATCCTTGTTTTGATAGATCAGCCTGCAAAGTGATATACGACGTGGCAATATTAGCCTTAGATAGTGAATCGTGTAATTTACTCATTTCAAGAAGATACCCTTTTGCCTTCTCCAAATGCTCATTTCTTTCTTTATCTGAAATGTTGCGTGCTTTAGCCTTGTTTAGTTCGATCTGATATTTGGTATTAAGATCGTTAACTTCGCTATTATTGAATAACGTTTTTGTTTCTAAGTTATCTAAAGCAACAGATAACTCGCCAGCTTTATCAATTACATTTTGTAAATTGGATAAAAAGCCACCGAAATTACCCATCGCAATAGATGCAAAGAAACTATCTACACTCGCTTTCATTTGATCTTGCGTTTTTACCCATGCGTCGCCCGTGGTTTGAGATGAATTCACCACTTTATTAAAACCTTCGTAAGCGCTTACAGCAACGCCAATTGTCCCGGCAAACTTCATTATACCAGCCCCAGCAGTTTTTGCCATACTGGAAATACCGCCTTGAAAGCTGTTAACCGAACCTTTTGCCCGATTTAGGTTTGCGTCAAAGTCATTCGTTTTAAGTAATAGTCGTGTTATTATATCAGACATGATTCATTTCTTTTTCGATTAGTTTTGCTTTTGCCCGCAATCGTTTCACTTCTTCATCCGTAACGGATGTGCGTTTCTTTTCGTCTTCCTTCGCTTCATCCCATGGGAAACGAAGTATATCCGATTGCTTTAGTTGTTTTGTGCTATTCGCCTGAGCGATGACATACGCAATGATCCGGGTCTGCTCCCAGCTTTCCCGGTTACGCCTGCCTAACCCCTCTAAGAAGTAGCGAACTTCTGTGAGCGTCATCCGGTCGAGGAAATAATCAGGTGCAATACCGCCCTCACCTACAACGCGAGCGTAGAGTTCCCGGATACTGCACGCTTCTTCGGAGTCGTCTTTTTTTTTGTGCTATCTGCTGCCTGTTCAAGTAGTTCAATCTCTTTTACGAAGAACTCTTTGAAAGAGAGAAACAGAGCCGGATCAGACTCACACGCCTCTATAAATTCATCAAAAGGCATTAAGAATGTATCTTTGTTATTTGCCAGAAGAATAGAGTAAAACAGTAGGTATTCATCCAACATCCGGCCGAATGCAAACTGCCTTCCGGTGAGATTTTCGAAGATAAAGAAGGCGCGCAATGTATACTTTAAAATGTACTTCTGTTTTTTGATAGTGATCGTTTTCATTTATGATAAGTTTATTTGTTGGAAAAAAGAAAAGGCGGGCTTTCCGCCCTTTCATCATTTACGCGGTCGGATCATCTACTATACCTCCATCTCCGGATACTCTGGGGTTAAGTTTTCCCGTGCCTTCGAATGTAGCGGAGAAAGTTGCTTTATCACCATCGGGTGCATTTAATTCCAGATTTGTAATTAAGACATTACCGGAGTAAGATGCGGCCGGAAGAGTCCAACCGGAAGAGGGAACTTCATCTGAGTCTGCGTTTGCCGGAATACCGAATTTTGCTTCGATAGGCTTGCGTTTTAACATTAAGTCCAAAAGAACATCATAGCCGTTTACTTTATCGTCTGCACTGAACAGGTTTTCACTTGAACCGTTCCAAGACAATTTTTTTATGTCTTTTTCCGTCCAAATGCCGGAATCTTTACTTTGTGTGTCAATCGTTTCGGCCGAGATTGACAATTTACAGGATGTAGCCAACGCCAGCGCCTTTCCGCCGACAAATAGCATGAAATCTTTTCCTAATACTGCATTTGCTTTCATTGTTTTCAATATTTAAATGTTAGTTACTCTACTGAATCCGTCTCAATTTCAAATGTAAGTCGCTGGATGAAAGTTTCTTCAATGAAATCTTCATCGGCGGCGATAAGTTTAGCACCCGTTACTTTGAAATCGTCGTATTTACCCCGCTTCCCTTCAAGCGCTTTGCGTGCCGCCTCAATAACCTCGACTGAATTTGAATAGTTATCGCTGGCGGCAATAACCTCAATAGTGACACTATCTCCGCTGGCGTATCTATCCTTTGTATAAGCCGGAGTAAGTGAACTACGCTTATACAAAACGAACGGGAAAGAAGTAGCATTTTTAGTAGAAATAGGATAAATCCTATCTCCGACAAGTTGCGTTAAGCTTTCCGACTCACTGAGTTTTGAGAATGTATGTTTGCTGATTGATAAGCTCATTTCTTTTTATCTATTACTTTTTGTATTGAATCCAAAATGTTTCTTTCCAGTGAGTTCTCAGCCTCACTTTTTTTAGAGTCTACTGCGCTTTTAAAGAAGTGAGTAGCCTCTATAATACCTCTGTTTGCCCCTCTATTGGTAGCTCGTTCTTTCGTACCGCTTTCGAAGAATTTCAAAACAAACTGTTTCGAACCTTTCCGCCGTTTGTCGAGTAAGTCAACCCGTGCGCCGGACGCATTGCGGTAAACTGCAATATTTATTTCTTTTTTCAATCCAGCCCCACCCGGAACAGATGCAACCCAATTTTTTTGCGCTTGCTTTCGAATGATACTTGCTGATTTACGGAGTCCGGATTTAATAGCCTTCTTTGCCTCCTTGTCATTCAGTGCGGCCAATAACGCATTAACCTTAGAGGCGTCAACCTCAACCCGGTAGGATGCTTGTACGATATTACTCATTGATTAATTCTGCTTCGATGGTTATAGACTGTGCCTTTCTATCCGGATGGATGAAGGCTATTTTGTATTTACGTCCCTCGTAGACAATGCGCATTTTTTCGCTTATATCTCTGCTGTAACGTACCATGATCGTGACGGTGTGAGTGTTGAGCACCTCGCCGTTTATCTCTTTGCGCGTACCGGATTTATACCGGACACACGCACGCTTCTTGGAAGCTTCCGTCCATCTCTCAGACGTACCGCCCAAAGCATCGCGAATCGTCTGGGGATGTAGAAAACTTATAATGTCTGTCAATAGTCCCGCCTGCATTATGTATATCGTTTTAAGGGTTGAAGTAAGAAGGCAATATGACCAGGAATGATATTAGGCGTGGCGAAAGTTATATCTTCACGGTTCGCATAATAGTTTGCAGCTATAATACGAATGGCATGCCAGATTCGCGGGTCTATCCGGTCGTCTTTAACGAACGATTCAATCGGGGCATTGAGATAAGCCTCGATACTGAGTTGTACCGGAATGATCAACCCCTGTATATAAGCGTCGTCATTGTCGAAATCAACATTAAGATGTTGCTTTAACTCTTCAAGTGTTACGTATTCTTTCATCTTTTAGAAATGAAGAAGGCCGAGGCCGAAGCCCCAGCCTTTGATTAATACTTAGTTTGGTCGTTATGCTCTGGCAGATGAAGCTGCTTTCTTTGCTACGGCAAAAGCTTCGCTTCGCGCAGTCACAATATCATAATCTGAGTTTAACACGAAGTTTACAATATTGCTTTTGGCTTGTGTATAGGGGTCAATCACTAAGTCAATATCGCCAAACTGCCCGATGGCAACATAAGAGAACACACCAAAACCGATAGTATCGGTTGCCATATAGGAGGTGACAAGTACCGGATAACCATTAATCTTACCATCTTCAAGAATCATTTTAGGTGATCCTTTTTCAATCGGAGTTGATTTTAGTTGTCCATAAACAGCCGGAGTACAAACATATGCGGCAGTTCCGTCGGTTACATCGACACCCTCAGCCATAACCGCCGTTTCCAATGCGACAACATTAGCAAAAGACGGGGAGTCTGTATACGTTACAGAAGCGTCTTTAACGAATGGGCCGGAACTGGCGCCTTCTAACTGTGTACCTGAAAACATCCATTTGTTCAGAAGTCGTGCGCTTCCCAGTGAAATTTGTTTCAAGACAACATCTTGAAGCGAGTAATTAGTCTGACTGATAGCCCGTTTTGACACCGGAACAGAGATAGACACACGCTTAGGAGTGGATTTTATTTTTCCGAGTGAAAGTTTTGTATCTCCAATTGCGGCGTTTTCACCCGCAATGCTGGCCTCAATAGCCTGTAAAGTGGGGAATATAAGTTCTCCTACAAGCCCGCTTTGCATTTTGATACCCAGCTTATTAATGATAAGCCCTTTTTCCAGCGGGTCAATGATTTCTCCGATTGTAACAGGCACGATATCAGCAACGGTAGCTGTATCGGTCACAGTCAAACCGCGTTCAACTACTTTGATTCCGTCCTCAGTGACAACCCCGTTATAGTCATCAAGTGATCTATGATATACCACATCGTAAACCGCTTGCGGAAACAATGCTCTTGTTGGAGTAATCCGATCTCTTTCCGGTTCAGTATCGAGACTTCTACGTTCGATCTTCATTTGCAGCAAATCTTTTTCATTTTTCAAAGCTGCAAAAGTCTTGGATTCATCCTCGGTGAGTGATCTTTTTTCGACTTCTGCCGCATCAAGCATTGTGCGCATTTCTTCTTTAATTTCTGCAATTCTGTTAATTTCCTTTTTCATTGTTAGATAAATTTTCGTAAGTTATTAATTTGTTCTTTGTAGTAATTATCTGTTAGTGAACTGTCTATTTCCTCTAAACTTCGCAAAGTGACGTCCGTTCCATAATAGGCAGGGTTGTCAACAATCGAAATATCTGAAATTCTATCTATTTTGTGAACGATTCGATAGAGTAACCCGTCCGACTTCTTGTACGTGACGTTCTTTTTGTCATCTGTAGAATAAGCAAATGATGAACCGTACAAATCACCTCTTGAAATCATTTCTACTGCATAGTCGCCATCCGGAGTATTAGGAGCGGATAACTTATATCCGAGTCCGTAATCATTCACCATTAAAGAAAGAGAACCGGTTCCATATCTTGAACGGGCTATCATCCGTTGTGCGTTATGCTCAATCAGTGCCCTTATATCACATGATTGAATTAACTCGTCTGTTATGGCGCCGCGCTCGATCACTTCAATAAAGAAGCACTTTGTTTTCTGGTCAAAATTAAGCCTGCTCTCCTGATCGAATACGGCGGCAAAGCCTTCTATCATCCGGCCTTCCGAAATCTTGGGTGATGCTATATCCGTATAACTTCTAATTTCCATACCGTTTTTACCATATGTTTTTTATTCATTATTTGGTAGCTCGCTTTTATTTTCCCCGGAAGATTCACCTCTGATTTTAGGACTGTCAATCGGGGCGACATTGCAACTGGTCATAACAGTATCACCACCGGGAACAGGTGGCAATCCTTTCATTGCCCGTAAATGGTTTGTGGTAAAAAGACCAAGTTCGTAGCCTCCTTTCATGTAGGTTATCTGCGTTGCGAGATCAGTTTGGTACAAAACATCAATATCGTAGCGGATACGGTACAGATGCGATACACTGTCAGGAATTAGCTTCACATTGAGTTCCGCCTCAAACTGTTTGAGAATAGGAAGTAATGTGTCAGTAAGGAATGACACTTGTCCCATTTCTGAGGCTTTGTAGTTTGTGGGTTGTCCGGCAAAGACCTTATCAGGATGTACGCCGAACATGCGGCAAATCTCTAAAATAGAGTGCTTCATCTGTTCCAGCAATTGAGAGTCAATCGGATTTATCGAAAGCTGATGAAAAGAAGCGTCGCCGCTTACTGATACGATACCCCGGCCGGAATTTAATTCATTCTCGATCCGTTCGGCAACACTTGATGTCTGAGTATCAGTCATACCGGCAATTCCCTGAGTGCCTTCTTTGGCTCCTGAAACAATACCTTTTATCTTGCTTCCATTTTGAAAAAGATGGAGCGCTTGATTATCTGCGCTGCCCCCAATGCTGAGTACGCGGGAACCGTAATAGATTGTACTTACTCCTGTGTAACCTCCATCGAGACTTTTGTTTTTAAGATGTATAACATCATCAGCCTCAAAGGTTCCGTTTACTCTGTTGATAGGGTCGCAAATCTTATATATATTGCGAAACTTGTCATAAGTTACGGTATTAGGCGCACACAGTATAAGTTCGCTTATTTCTCCCCATGTCCTGCGAATAAAAATGTAGGCATTTCCAGCCAACACAACCTGTATAACTGCATTCTGCATCAGGTCATAAGAGTTTTGCCTTAAATTCGGGCGGCGCACAAGCAGTTTGTATAGTTCGTGGCGTTCATCAACAGAAAAATATCCGTCTTGTTTTCGTTCTATCAGCAAAGGCAGTGAGGCTATTGTTCCGGAAAGAATGGAAACGCATCTGTATACCGCCGCAAGTTGCATTGCTTTTTCGGACGAATTTACATTAACGGGTTGAGCTGGAACGGAGGCTATACGTACATTTGCATTTGTGTTACCCTGATTTTGAGCAATACTTCCATTGCCTAAACCTTCGGAAATACTACGTATTTGTCTTGTTAGAATATTGAAAATCTTCATATTTTAATTTGTATAAGTGTTAAACAGGTAAAATGTCATAAGATTCGTTATCGTTGAATCGATCTTACTATTATGCGTTCGTTTGATCGGCTTTTTATTCATGTTCCTATCTTCGTCAAGAACGGCATTACCAAAGCAATACGGCGTTATTGGATTCGGGTCAAATGTTATTTTATTGCGATGCAGCGCGAGTTCAAACGATTCTATAGGACTTGTAAACGTTCCGTATGTCTGTTTTACCGGACTTATGTAGTCATTTGCATAGCCAACTGATGCGGATAATAGATTTACAAACTCAGCCGACTTATATGGGTCATATCCAATTCCGAGAATTTTCAAGTACTTTGCCCGGGATAAAATATCATTCACGATCATTTCGTAGTCAATCACTTCGCCCGGACATAGCTTCAAATATCCGGCCTTGACCCATCCTTCATATAATTCCCGGTTAGGGTGTCCGGGCAAAGCGCCTTCCGGAAAATAGTAATCCGTAACGGAATGAAATGACTTAGTATCCGGGGAATAGATATTATACGTTACAGTTGAAAAGTCATCACGTACCGATAAATCAACTCCTACCATCGTAGGCGGGTGACTTGTGATCTTATCCACAGGGATAGCCTTAAACCGTTCCTCGATCTCCCTTGCCTCAATCCATTTCGTTTCAGAATTGACCGCAAAGATGTTAAGGAGCTTTGTGCGAAACTCTAATGCGTCAGGTGCGCTGTATAGCGCCTTTTGATAAGCGTCCTTGTAAAAGTCCTCGTAAACCGTGATTCCCATGTGGGGTTGGACTTTATACCACGTTGCCGGATCGCCTTCTTCATCGTCTACGTCCGGTTCAAAGATATGGGCGAAAATAGAATCGTTCTCAGCCTCACCGCGTAGAATGGCTTTATATATTGAAAGCATTTCAGTGAACGGGGTTGTATGCTTGTCTGAGGCGGTTGTTATTACGATGGTCAAAGGGTTGAGCCGTGCGCCCATTGAAGAAGTTAAAACGTTCTTCAAAGCGGCGCTATCGGCTTGCGAATATTCGTCTACTATCACCGTGCTTGCATTAAGCCCGTCCAGTTTGTCGGGACTGGACGCCAAACACCGGGCGAAAGAGGTTTTGCCCTTTATTTTGTTATTTATGATCTCTCTGTTAATCTTAAAATGTCGCAACTTCCGGTCTAACGCTTTCAGGATGTTGCGGATTTCATCAAAACATATCTTAGCCTGATTGTAGGAATTGGCGGCAACGTATGCTTGTGCATTAGCATCGCCAAACAACAAGTCGAATACTGCCAAACTTGCGATACTTGTCGTTTTGCTGAATTTACGAGGGACAAATAGCAGAGCGTCACGAATCAGGCGTTTATTTGTCCCTGGTCTATAAAAACCGAGTATGTTCGTGAATTGAAATACCTGAACCGGAGTTAGCTTATATCGCGTCAGCCCCTTAGTGCCGGAAAACTTCAACTTTTCGTAAAACACAATAAAGCGGCGGACTTTACCGGGTCTAAAGTCGTATTTATCCAGCAGATAAAAGAAACGACGGATCGCAAGTAACTCGTAAAGGTTATGCGCCTCCGGGTTGCCTATACATCCGGCTATATAAGTGTTTAACCGGATATCCGCTTTATCTAACTGATAAGAGTTTATATCAACGGAGCGCAATGCGTCAACGGTAGCAGTCTTTAGCTGTATAAGTTCCTCCTTATTCATAGTCATCCGCCTTGTTTACTTCGTCAATTAATTCGGTTACTTCGTCGGCTTCACCTGATGCAAGGGTCTGCAATGTCAAACCAAGTTCGCGTAACTGTTTGCGAGTGGCTTCAAGCGCATCAAACAGAGTTTTAAAAGCCGGATGTGCAACCAGCTTTTCATTATTCTCGCGGGTTATCTCTTTAGTGAAAGATTTCATCCGCTTTTTTGAGATGTCAGATAGAGCAATCCGGAACGCCATATAAGACCCGGCACAAAGCTCTATACACAAATCAAGTTCAGGGGTGTATGTGCCTTGTGCTTCCATTGCGGAACGGATTTTTTCTGTTATGTCGTCTAAAGTTGCCATGTTTTTACGCGCTTTTTACACGTATGTTTTTTAAGTAAGTATTTGGTAGCTCGTAGATTGTAACGGAAAATGTCACCCCCAACAGATACCCCCTCGTTTTGAAAATTCTCCGTGCGTGTAAAAACTGGTGGGAGTGGGTTTGAACGGTCTGTCGCCCTCAAAAAAAACGCCGCCCCCCTCTTGTCGAGGTGGAGCGGCGCAATCCATTCAGGAACAGAACTTTATGTTTTCTATTCCGAATCTGTCAAAAATCTATCCGCAAAACGCTCTGTTGCCCGTCTATTGTTTGCCTGAATTGCTTCTTTCGAATGGCTAAACGCGCGTCGGTGTATCTCAGAGTGGCACGCATGGCAAAGGCTCTGTAAGTTCGTTCGATCAAACATAAGGTGTTTCATTCCGAGTTCATGCGAAACGGATTCAACCGGGGTTTTGTGGTGTACTTCGGTTGCAAGCGTACTTAATCCGTTCGCCTCGCACACTTCGCAAACCGGATTAGCTCTCAGTTTATCGCAACGTAGGTTCTTCCAGCGCTGCGAGTTGATCATCTTAATGTAATATGGGTTTCTGCTCATTGTATCTTGTATATTCATAAAGTAAGTTTCTATGTTTATGCTTGAATAGGTTCTTTCTGGTAGCTCAAAGGTTATCGATATTTATAATGTGTAAATCGAGTTTTCTATTATTGTATATAAATAATATCTTATTGTATATTATTGTCTTTTACAATTGTTAAACAATAGTAATATGTTAATTAAGTCACTTTTTCTTGTTTTTTATTATTATTATTTTATTTTTGCGCAGAGACTTAACTAATAATAATCCAAAAACAACCGCCTATGAAAAAATTATTTTTATGCCTATTTCTTTTCGTTTCTTTCTTATCATCATGTTGTACTAGTAAAAGATGTGTAATAGATGCGCATTATGGTTATCAGGGTAAAAAAGCAAATGAAAAGTTAGTGAATTATCTTAAATTAAATACTGAGACAAAACAGTATTACCTTGATTTAACGGAGGATCAAGCCGATCAAATTGGAGTTTCTAAAAAAGAGCTTAAAAGAGCTATGGATGAAATAGAGCAAACAAATTCAGCTATTCAGTCTGCCATCCGTGACAATCAAGAGATGATATTGTTTAATCCCAAAGATAGTTCGCAAATTATATTGAATCCCCAAAAATAATCTATTAACTTAAATCATTAGTTATGAAACATTACATTTACTTTTTCCTCCTGTTAGCAGGGTTTGTTTGTGTTAGTTGTAACCAAGATGCAGATAAGCCATCGAATGAGCTTAATAAATCAGAGGTTTTAGGCATTTTACAAAAGCACATTGTTTTAGATCGAGATAATCGGCAGTACTATCTATCTTTATCCGAAGAGAAAGCAATAGAATATGGGATTCCTATTGCTGATTATGATAAAGCAACTGCTATGATTGAAGAAACAAATGATTTTATTGCAAATAGCATTAAAGAAAGACGGGAAATTGTATTATCTGATCCTCAAGGATTCTCTAATATAATCCTCCAAGGAGATAGCGTAACATTTGACGAACAAGAACAGGAGCAAGAAGAGGCTATAACTCGAGGACTAAAAAGAGAGTTCAGAGGTACCCTAAAGGCTTATTTAGACCCTAGACCAACACAGATTTTTATTCCGCATCCTGTAAATAGAATATATCTGTACGGGTATACTCCATGCTTGGTAACCGCTCTAAATATTAGGATAGAGGGTGGTGGAATTACTGCAATAAGATCAATTGTTGGAGTTTTAGGATACAATAATAGATTAGTTGTTGAGTTGCCAATGTCTAACTGTTATTACAGTCTTTCTGCAACAACGATATGCGGCGCTGGCGGTGTGGCAACTTATACGTACCACTATTATCAGAGGTAGCGCTGTTATGTATTATGGGATATAAATCTATTTAATAAAACAGAGCTCTATTATAAAAGATTGAGCTCTGTTTTATTAATCTGCGATACAGTTAGTTCATTTTGTCATTTTCGGTTTATACTTCCAGCCGTTCAACTCGTATACACGTTTCCGGGCTTCTTCTCGGTCGATGTAAAGCGGTTCGTTACGAACGGGACTTGATATTTGTGTTTTCCCGTCTGAATAATCACACACGCATATTCTGTAATTTCGTCCATGTATAGAATATGAATATTCTCCTACTTTCATGTTTGATTTCTTTCTTTTATAGTTATACTCTATTTATTTCGTCGTTGATTCGGAAAATACTATCACTGATAAAGTCGTATATCTTATACATCAGTTCCGGCTCTTCTTCTTTTGGAGAATAAACCATCACTCTTTTACCTGCACCTTTCATCCATCCAGCTTCTGTATTAGCTGACCGACCACAAGGAAGGACCATAACACAGACATCAGCCCACTGCATACCATCAAAATCTGAATCAAATCCCTTTTGCGCAATTGGATGATTAAGAGCTTCCCTGTATTGCTCAGTTGTCCAGTTCTGCCAGTTAGGGTCTATGTCAGACCATTGGAAGCCGCCATTACCATGAGGGGGATTTTTAAAATCGTAAACCTCATGTCCGAAATTGCGGAGAATATTTACAACGTCCTGTTGAAATACATTTCTCCAACTACTTGCTACATAAATTTTTGCCATAAAATTAAATTCTATTATTAATTATTTCTATCTTTGTGCCACTGTCCGTGAGAGGCAACAATCAATGTTGTGCGACAGATGCAGTTCATGCTGCTTCACCATGCACGGAAGTCATGGTGCTTTCCTTAGTAGCTCAATGGTAGAGCAGCCTGCAAAGGAAGATGGGGGTTCGAATCCTCCCTTTGATAATTCTAAAAATAGCATATAGGAGCAGACTACATAAAGGTCTGCTTTTCTTTTTTGATTCATATCTGATTCGTTATTAGTTAAACCTTTCCTCTTAGCAGTTTCAGAGTTAATAAGGGGTTTTTATTAGATAGCTGCATAATAAGCCTAAATCGTTCATCTTTCGCTGAATAATATCGGCACATACGATTATTGGCTTTGTCTACTCGGCCGATCCCATATATCCAAATCATGCCTTTGCACAACCGGAAATTTTTCATTATTTTTTTGCTTGTCTTAGTCTCATATTAATTTCTTTCTTGTGTTTTTAAATTAATTCTCCACTTCATCCCCTCTCTTTGGTTTCCGAACCGGGACGCGTAGTTCTTTTTCAGTGAACTTGCTCGACATATACCGTTCTGCATCCGGCCAGTTCGTAAAGCATAATTCTGGATCAGTATAAAGCCTTAGAAGTGTCTCGTTCAGTTTGTCGAGTGCCCCGAATCCGCTTGAATTGATCTTTTCGTCTGTTTTAAACTTGCTGTTTAAGCGTTCGTAATTCTCTGTAACGAATCGGTCGATATACCTCCGGTTCTGTTCGTTCACGGGCTTATGATGTTCCGGAACGTCTTGCAAATAATTTGCGTTGATTGGTTTCTTAATCATTATTTAAAATTTAAATCGTAGTTGTCCGTTCTTCTCGTCTTTCACGTGTTGCGGCAATGCCCGTTTCGGCTTTGAGTAGTTGAACTGCCTCTCAGCCTGCGCAAAGTCGCTGAACATTTCCGTAATTTCGTCCGGTATGGGATCGTCATTTTCTTCGTGTTCCGGATCGGCGACTCTCAGAAATGCACCTACCAGATATTGCATGATTTCGTAGATACTTTTGAATTTGTATTTAGCTCTGATAGCGTCGAGCCGCTTCCAGTCATCGAGGTCTATGCGAACTACTGACTTTTTAAAGTCACCTGCTGGATTCTTATTTCTTTTTATCGGTGTCATCGTCTGCTGCTGCCTCCTAATTCGATCACATTAAACATTTCATTAATTCTATCAGCGATATAAGCGCCGTATTTAAGTTGCAAATCTTTTATTGATAGATTTGTTGTTGCATGCGTTAAGGCTTCTTTCCTGAGCTCGTATCGGCACTGAAAGATATATTGCATTACATTCAACTCTGTACCGAAGTATTTTGCCGGAATGGGTTCACGCCCTAATTCATCGAAGCACATCATGCGCGGACTGCCATTGTTGTACGTGTACAATTCCAGTGCATCCTTGCCTCGCATAGAAAAGCTATTTGCAATGAATGAAGCAGAATCAATACGGAAACCTCCCATCGGATAACCGCCTTTATCCTGTCCGCTTACAAAGTATCTGTATCGGTTCATTATCTGCATAATGGTAGATTTTCCGGTTCCGACCGGGCCACAAAGCAAAATACCTTTTTCCGGGTCCAGTTTCGACCTGTCCTTTTCCATGTACAGAAATATTTGATTCATCACATTTCGGTTTGATTTGTCTATTTGAAAATTGCTGCATACAAAACGGCAACACTCTTTAAACCATTCTGCCCGATCCTTTGCGGGCACAGGGTCAGATGTCGGCCTTCCGAATGATAATAGTTGTTTGATCGACATCATTTGTTTGCTCCTTGTTTCCATTTCTACAATTATTTTTAAGTTCAAAAAGCCCTGCCCAGTTGTTGGCGATAGACTGATTAACGATTTCATTTGCTACATTCGCATCATTTCCGCTTAGTCTGACTAATTTGTCATAGCATGCCTTAACAGACCGATCAGATTTATATTTTTCTCTTCGTTCTTTTTTGTATTCCAGCCACAACAGAAAGACATCTAAAAACTCAAAAGAGATAAAAGAAAGCTCGTCGAGAGATAGAGAGAGTTCTTTTAGTTTAGTTTCTGTTTTAGTTTTAATATAGTCTGGCGCATCGGCTGGCTGATTGGCTCCCATATTGGTTGGCGCATCGGCTGGCGTATCTCCTTTCTTTTCGGTTGGCACATCTACCGTATTTTTTCCGGTAGTCGGCTTTTTCTTTGACGATTCATCTTTGAACTTTTTAGAGAAAGAATATAAACCGACTACTCTTCTGCTTTTACCCGATTTATAATAAACCAGTCCTGCATTAATTAGAGATAACCGTGCCCGAACTAAAGTTTTCTCGTCGATATTGAGGGAACAGCATAGTTCAATGTTTGAGCAACTGAAAACGTCCTCCCAACCCTCGCTATTACAAACTGCAACTAATTCATAAAATAGTGCTTGTTCGGTAGCGGTAAGCCTGTTGCGTCTGCGTGCTCTTCGCATTTGTTCCATTAACGTATATCCATCCATATTATCGAGAAACATAATAACTGCACGGCCTTACGCCTACCGATCTAAAGACACTCAGAGCGGAGCAGTAACACATATAATTCTTTTCTTCACCTCCATACTTACACCTCCGGCAGTCCGGTTTACTTTGTGATTGAATGATTTTCTTTGCCATGATTAAACCTCCTTTATTCTGATACCATGTATGCTAAGCATCAGTTTTCTTTTGATTATATACTCTTTCGTTTTCATCCCTTTCGCATCTTCCACCACTAATTCGCCATCACGATAATAAACGAAGTCGGCATAGTAGGACAGGGACTTTTCCAATAGCTTTCTTTTCTGCAGCATCTTCCGGATTCCCTTCACTTCATAATACTCGTATTGCGCCGGAATAAGCTCGTATTTACACTGTTCCTGCAGACCAGAGATAATCCCCTTTTTCTCGAGCAGTTTCAGTTCTTGCGCCCGTCTATACTCGCGAATAGAGTCGTATCCTTTGTACTTGGTATTGTTGTATTTTGCCATCTTGATAATATTTGTTAGTAGTGGAGCGAGGCGGAATCGAACCGCCTATACTGCTGTCTTTACTGCGCGCGCCGCTGCTCTATCCTTTAAGCTACGCTCCGTTAACCGGGACTTTCACCCGGTTTGTTGTTACTTATCTTTTGAACGATATGGGTAGACATCCATAATTGCAGTTTCTTTCAATGCAATAGATTGATATTCCGCCATGGTATTTTTCATACCTTCATCTACTTTCTTCATAGCATCGCGGAGATCGGCGGCCTGTACAAGTACATTCGTATAGGTTCGTTTCTCCTTTGCGGTCTTTTCATCCAGCACAACGAAAGCAAGTCGTCCGGCATACCATTTATCGGCCGCTTCTTCATCAGATGGAAAGAGTTCGCTATAATTGGCACGTTTTATATCGGTAACGGTAAATTCGCCAGTGATAAACGGTGTCGTTTCTTCGATAATACGTGCTTCCGCTTCGGTGAAGCTGAGTGCATCGACCAAATAGGGTTCAGTAACTTTTTTGTTAACTCCGTCTGAGTTTATTTTCTCGTAACGGATTTTGCATAAAAACCAAGTGTGCATCATAATTGTATATTTTAAAATGTTATGTTAATGTGTTGTGACAGTACTTGCTAATTTCAATTTCTTTAATTGCTTTTTTAGCCTTGTTATTTGATTTTGTACCGGGACATTGCTTTTTGCTTTCGGTTTTAATGTTTCAATTTCAACCTTTATCGCTAAAACTTCCTTAGCCTTGTCGATACATTCCGGAAAATCCCGACCACTCCGTAATGATTCGTCTATCATTTCATTTGCCAGTCGTACCCGGTCATACAACTTCTGTATGTTTTCAGTGTGATCACTCCGGTGCATTTCAAGTAGTCGCCCGTCATTTACATAGCCATCATAGATGACATAATACAGGGTATCTACATCCGGGCGACCGAGGAAATGCCCGAGAAACTGCCAATAGTATTCATCTTTGTCGTTAATTTCCTGTAGCAGTTGTAGTGACTCGATCTTTCCTTGTGACATCGGACACTTAATTTCAACCAGTGCCGATACTTTTCCATCAAAGCCATATACATAGGCATCCGGCGAATCACCAAAGCCTTCAAACGGCTCGTTAAATACGATGTCCTCAAAATCGGTAGTACAGGACTTGATTTCATTTAATAGCTGCGTACGTAGCCATTCCACGGCGAGCGGTTCATTTTCGTGCCCCCAATCGAAGGCCTTTGCTGTGCCGTTTTCTCGGGTTACTCCGGTTCGGCGTTCATAGCGAACAGCAAACATCACATCTAAAGCGGCTTTGCCAAATGGCGTACCTTTGCCGGCTTTCATCAGATCAGGAAGAACGGAGGCTGTAATCAGACCACGCCGTTTTTCTTTCCATTCAAATTCTTTTTGTTCAGCGGATTTCATGTTTCTGTAATTCTTTTATTTGTTCTTTGGTTAGTTTGTACTTAGCGATGACCTGATTTACTGTATAGCCGCCTTTTAAACCGTCTATAATGTTATTCCAGATTGCGGAACCAGTTTCAACGGTTGATCTGGTATCATCCAGCTTCGGCGCAAATGGTCTGATACGAAGTGCATCTACCATTTCTCCTTTTACATTTACACGAGCGGAGCCGACTTGCATAGCCTTATTGATCCATTGCTCAATATCTGGCGTTTTAAACAGTTTCTCCAATGTTTTACAGTTGGTTTTGTTAACTACCATCGGTTTGACATTCTCATGAAAATATGCGATTAAGCACATATCTTTCTTACCGTTTTCCCCAGTCACTTCTTCGCGCTTCATTTCTCGGATAGTAAGGATTAAATCTTTGCCTTCCGGAAGACTGTGAGCGCCCAGATATGGGTAATTAAATTGGGTTTTCCAGTGTGTCATAATTGATTTATTTCTTTCTTGTTTTGAATACCGTTTGAGGTAAGGATCCTGTATTGGTCGAACAATGACTTGTCGAAGAATCCCACTTGCACGGCTTTCTTTACTACTTCCTCTACTGCGCCCTCGGTGGTACCAATGG